ACGGTTGTTGACGTGTTGAACGAACAACAGAAATCACAAAGGAGCAGACGATGACAACAAACACTTCACTTGAAGTCGTCGGAGTTCGTGACGCTATTCGTTCGCTCAACAAGATTGAGCCTGGTCTCCGTAAGCAGTTCACCGCCGACGCAACCCGTATTGCTCAACCTGCCATCCAAGAAGTCCAGAAGAGTTACACGAAGGTTCCTTTGTCCGGTATGGCGCGCAAATGGGAACAAGCCAATAAGAAGATATTTCCGTTCTCGGTGGCAAAGGCAGTCTCTGGAGTCAAGTTGAAGGTTGACGCTTCTCGAGAGGCAACGTCGCTGATCTACATAACTCAGACCAATGTGGCAGCAGCCGTTTTTGAAGCAGCGGGACGCGCGAATCAGAACCGCCTGGGGGATTCCCTGGGGCAGTTGCGTCCGAACCATACGCGCATTCTCGGGCCTGCCGTCTTTCGCAAACGTCGCGAGATTGAAGGCGAAATGCTTCGCGCCACTAACGAAGTAAAAGCCCGCGTCGAAAGAGAACTCAAATGACAATCGCAATCCCAATCGTCACGTCATTCGACGGCAAAGGAATCTCATCCGCCGTTAAGGAATTCAAAAATCTGGAGACCAATGGCGAGAAGGCGCAGTTTGCAATCAAGAAGGCAGCCGTTCCCGCAGCTGCTGCACTGGCGGGTCTGACCGCTGCACTCGGATCAGCAGTAAAGGGCGCAATCGAGGACGCAGCCGCACAGGACAAACTTGCAGAACAGATTCGACGCACCACAGGCGCAACGGACGCACAGATCAACATGAACGAGGACTGGATAGCCGTCCAGGGCAAACTGCTCGGAGTCACTGATGACGAACTTCGTCCGGCACTTGGAGGTCTTGTCCGCGCTACTGGCGACATCACAAAGGCGCAGGAACTGGCATCGGCTGCTATGGACATCTCCAGTGCCAAAGGATTGAGCCTTGAGACGACCACTAAGGCTCTAGAAAAGGCATACGGGGGCAACATGACCGCCCTTGCCAAACTGTCTCCAGAACTTCGCGACATGATTAAAGGTGGAGCAGACCTCGACGAAGTCATGCAAGCAATGTCCAAGACCTTCGGCGGTGCAGCATCCGAAGCAGCCGAAACCACCGCAGGCAAATTTGCCAGAATGAAAATTGCCCTCGACGAAACAAAAGAGTCAATCGGCGCATCACTCATGCCCGCAGTTGAGGCGGTTCTTCCGTTCCTTCAGAACCTCGCTACATGGGCGCAAGACAACCCAACATTTTTCACCGTAATCGCAGTCGCCCTTGCAGCAATAGCCGCGTCTGTTGTGGCAATCAACATCGCTATGAGCCTCAACCCAATCAGCGCAATCGCAATCGGTATCGGCGTCCTCGCAACGGGAGCCGTCCTTGCATACAAGAAGTTTGAGACATTCCGCAACATCGTTGACACAGTCTTCGGTGGCATCCGCTGGTGGGTCACCAACGTCACAATTCCGGTATTCAAACTTCTTTACGACATCGCAAAATTCACTTTTACTAACATCGCCAAACTGTGGAACAACACCCTCGGCGGATTCAGTTTCACAATTCCAGACTGGGTGAAATACACAGGCGTCGCTGGTGCACTGTTGGCTGGCAAAAGTTTCTCAATCCCAAGCATCGGCGGAGGCGACGGCGGAGGGTTTACAAATGCTCGAGAGTTCGAAGAATCCCAAAAAGGCGCTCTAGCAATTCCAAGCGCATTGACTGCACCAACCATCGCAGCAGCTGCTCCAGGCAAACCACAGAACACCGCAGCGCCCGTGATGGACAACACGTCAGGCAACGCAGGAGGCTTCGAGCAAGCAGGCATCGGCGGTATCGGGCCATTTAGCAACATCACAATCAACATGGACGCAGGACTTGTCTCATCGCCTGCCACAGTTGGTCAAGACATCATCGACGCCATACTCGCAGCGCAACGCAACTCAGGACAGGTGTTCGCACCGGCGGTTACTTTCTAATGGCAGTCCCCACATACCAAGTCCTTGTCGGGTTCCAGACGACCACAGGATTCGGTCAACCCTTTCAACTTAACGACGCAGTTTACGGTCTACTTAACACAGGCACCCTCGGCGGTCTTGCATACGCCGACCTGACGTCGCTTGTTCTGTCGGTCAACATCAAGCGCGGACGCAACCGCCAACTTGACCAATTCAACGCAGGAACAGCACAAGTCGTCTTTAACAACAACTCGAGAATCCTTGACCCGCTCAACACATCCTCGATCTACTACCCGTTTGTCCTGCCTCGTTCGCCAATCATTATTTACGCCAACGGCACCCCCATTTACACAGGCTTCGTCGAAGACTGGAACCTTGACTATCAAAACGCCAACCAGGGCAGAATGGTCGCCAGATGCGTTGACACCTTCGGCACCCTTGCCAATCAGCAACTAAACGCTTTTACCCCATCGGCACAGACATCAGGATTGCGCGTAGACGCCGTCCTAGACCGTCCAGAGGTCGCCTATCAGGGGGCAAGGTCTATCGGTACAGGAACCTCAACTCTCGGGGCTTACGCGGTCTCTCAGGACACAAACGTCCTCAACTATCTTCAGCAGGTCAACACTTCCGAACAGGGCTACCTTTACACCTCAGCGGACGGAACCCTCACCTTCAAGGGCAGGTCAAGCGTTCTCAACCCCGTCTCAGGCGCGTCCTTCACGACCAACGGCACAGGCATCCCGTACATGAGCCTTGTCAACCAGTACGGATCAGAACTTTTGTACAACAACATCTCGACACAGTCGCCCGCCGGAGCCGTCCAGACCAACACCGACCCAACTTCGATTGCCTTGTATCAGTCTCAGACGTATCAACTTTTGCAGCTGCTCAACTCCACAACGACAGAAGTCAACGGTCTCGGCGCGTACCTCCTCGGCAAATACCGCAACCCCGTTGTCCGCTTTACAGGTGTTTCTTGCGAACTCGCAGCACTTACAGCTGCGCAATGGGCAACCATCTTTGCCATTGACTTGACTTCAATCATCACGGTTCAAAAGGACTACAACACCGGAACCCCGCTCACAGAATCGCAGACCCTGATCACTTCAGGAATCGAACACCGAATTGTCCCAGGGTCTCACATTGTTTCGTACACTTTTGAGAGTACGGACGGCAACCAATACCTCACATTGAACGACGCAATCTTCGGAACGCTCGACAACAACCTTCTAAGTTTCTAAAAGGAGACAACATCATGGCAACATTCGGAACATACGTCAGTGGTCAGATTCTGACCGCTGCAGAATTAAATGCTGGGTTACCGACCTGTGTACTTACCAACGGTTCATTCACCGCTACCGATGGTGTTAGTGGCGTTGTTGCTTTTACCAGCGAAGTGACCGACCTTTATGGCTGGCACAGCACCTCGGTTAATACTTCTCGCATTACACCAAACATTGCAGGCACCTATTTGGTCACAATGCTTTTAAGCAATGTCGGCGGAACAACGCGCGCTCTTGCCAACTGTTTTAAAAATGGAGCGACTATTGCTGCACCTGCAATCCTGACAGATACGCCCGGAACAATTGACGACTTTACAACAGTTGGATTTGTGACCGCAAACGGCACGACAGATTATTTTGAGATGAACTATCTCGTTACAGGGGCCACAAAAGCAACCGCAGCCGCTCAGTTTTCAATGACAAGAATAACATCGTGAGAAAACCCCTGATTCTATTGGTCTTTTTGACATCGCTTACCGCTTGCGCAGACCGAGAACGTCACAACTGCCCACCAACTAAAAACAAAGCACTACGCGGCGTAACCGAAACAATCTCAACAACAATTGCACCCGCTTATGGCGACGGAGGGAAATGCACATGAAACCACAAAACAGAATGAGCAACGAAGAAATCAAAGCACGACTCATCTTTGTCGTAGCCATCGGCTTAACGCTTGCCTTCGTTCTGTCAATCATCTCACTTCTCTACGGCTTACTGTTTGTGACTCAACCGCTCGAGGTTTCT